TCTTCTCAGGCGTGAATGAGTCGAGCCGGTGGAGATTTCTGTCGATTATGATCATGCAAATCTCCCCCTGCACGCTGCCGTCATCACACAGGCCCGGTCAGCGGAAAAGCTGAAGGTTCTCACACCGGGCTTCACGCGGAGATCGTCCGCGCTCCCTGGCGTCCGCATGGCCATGGCCGACCGGTTGCCGACCCGCAGGACCAGGAGGCCGTTGGAGTGTCTGATCGTGAGCGATTCACTTCCGCCCATGCTCAGCCCCTGGAAGGTCATCACCTTACCGGCTGCGTTGACCGTCACGTTATTGATCGTCATCCCGCTCATATTCCGCAGCGTGATGTCAGCAACCGTCTCCGCACTCCCGGCGACTTCCATCGAACAGGATCCGCTCGCGCCGGTCCCGGTTGTTGCTGTCCTCGCCGTTTCCTCTTCCCAGTAAGGGATGGTATAAGCGCGGAACGTCAGAGAATATACCGAAGTCCAGTCGTACAGGTCGCCGGCGCCCGGTGCCTGAGCCAGTACAACGCCGACCCGGCGGTTCGGCTTGTAGTTCAGCGTCAGGAATCCACCGGCAGCTGCCCAGGCGATCACTTTCTCAAGCAGCTCCGTCCGTCCTGGCATGTTGTTGTATTCGATCAGCATGCTGAACTTAACCACGATGTCCAGCGTATCCCGCCGCCATGCCGTGATCCTCTGCCCGCTTCCGGCTGCCGTAGCCGTGCCGGTAATGGTTTCTTTGCCGGCGTTCTCCTCGACGCCCTTGATATTGATCCGGGGATCGATTTCGTCCAGCTGCACGCCGTTAAGCGCTACCCTGTGGGCCAGTTCCATGCTCTCACCTTCTTTACGGAATTACTTTGCTCGCGAGGTTCACGCTCACCCGGTCCGTGACCAGGTCCGCGACCTTCTCGCCGTCCATGTTGATGCTGATGGACCCGACCAGCTCCCGAACCGCTCCTGCCGTTTCCTTCGGTAAGCTGTTTAGCGACTGCAGATCCTGGCTTGTTACGCCATTCTCGTTCTGGCTGCCCTTCCACCAGTCCGCCGGCGTCTCCGGGATCCTGGTGTATGCCTCCGTGATTGCGTCCAGCATGGCGGTCATTCTGCCCATGTCCATGCCTTCGCCGCTCCACAGCCTCATCAGTTCCGACCAGGTATCATATCCCGCGCTGGTAAAGGATCCGTTCAGCAGGTTATGCAGCTGGCTCTTCTGCAGATCGCTGCGGTCGCCCAGCCCCATCAGCAGGCGCTCGATCTCTGCCTCGTTCCCGCCGATCCAGCCCTGGCCGAACACATTTCTTTCGATGTTCCCGTTTTCGTCCCGCTTCAGCCCGAGCGCGTCCGCCGCCTGCAGCAGGAACTCTTTCTCCGTTCCGTCCATGTGCTCCGCCGCGTCAATCCGTGCCTGGCGTTTTCCCTCTACCCGCTTCTCGTCTTCGCTCTGTGCCAGCAGTGCTGGAGCAATCGCCGCGGCGATCACGCCCGCCGGAATCGCCGCCCCGGAGAGGAAACCCTTTGCGGTTCCCATCAGCGAAGAGAAGAATCCTCCGCCGGTCGCTCCGGATGCTGCTCCTCCTGCCGCGCCTCCGCCGTTCAGCGCGTTATACAGCTGTATTGTTTTGAGGTTCGCCACGACCCCGGCGATCTTCGTCGCCATCGTCAGTCCCTTGCCCGTCAGCCAGAACCCCGCGATGATCTCCAGCGCCGTGACCACGTTCTGGGCGTTGTCTTCCGTGAACCACTTCAGCGCGTCCACAATTCCGCCCAGGATGTTCCCGATCCCCTGGACGAGCGGGTCTTTGCTGTTCTTCAGCTCCTCCGCAACTTCTCCCAGGATCTCGATCCCTTCCCGGATCGCCTCCGCGATTTTCTCAAACGTCTCCAGGATGTTCTTTTCCAGTTCCGCAAGTGCTTCCTCGCGTTCCTCCGGCGTATCAGCGTCAAAGTATTTTGCCAGCGCGTCCAGGCCTCCCTGGACGTTCGTCATGATGTCAAGGGTGACGTTCCCGAAACCTTCGGAGAACTTTCCCTTGAGCATGTCCCACTTGGTTTCGATGTCGTGGAGCTGATTGTCGACCTCGTTCATCAGCCCGAGCTCGTCCTCGTCCATCAGGTAGCCTTTTTCATCGTACTCCTTCCGGTACGCGAGGATCCGGTCCCATTCTCCAATGAGCTCCACGACGCCGGCAGACTTCCCGCCGAACACTTCTCCCAGCTGCTCGTTAAACTTCCCAGCCCCGAGCTCTTTCTGCTTCTCCGCCAGCTGACCCATCGCCAGCACGGCGAACTGCAGCTTGTTCTCGTAGTTCTCGTCGGAGATCCCGAGCCATTCCATCAACTTGTCATCCTTGCCGCGGAACTCCAGCTGATTCATGAAAGCGATGAACTGCTGGAAATCGGCGCCTGCGCCCGTTATCGCACGGTCAAGGGACTGCACCTCTTCAGCCGTGGAGCCGTAGAAGCCGGCGAGATCGCCCCAGGCATCCGCCTTTGCCGCCGTTTCCGCGATCAGGTCCCAGATCTCCATCGCAGCCCCGCGGACCACTTCCAGCATGCCGGTGAATACGTCCTCAATTGCGTCACTGATCCCGGCACCCATGCCGGCGATGCTGCTGAAGGAGTCTGCGAAACTTTTCGCCGCGACAACGCCCTGCTCTGCGTTGCTGTTAACATCCGCGAAGCCCTGCCCGACTTCCTCCAGGCTGTTCTGCATGTTCGCCAGGGTTGTCCTGGCGTTATTAAGCTTTGTTTCCCATTTGGCGATCGCGTCTTCGTTGTCGCCGTACTTTTCCCGGACCTCTTCCAGTGCCTTCGTGTAGGTCTCGACGATCTTTTCCTGCTCTTTGATCTGCTTCTGCAGGTTCTTTGTCTTCGCTTCGGCCTTCTGCTGTTCGGTCCCGTTCTTTGCAAGCTCCGCCGTCTCAGCCTTCAGGGCGCTCTGCAGGGTTTTAAGGTTCCGGCTGGCGTTGTGCAGCGCCTGGCTGTATTCCTTCTCGCCGTCAAGCTGTATTTTTTGCTTGATCACGTCGTTGCTTGCCATTTTCTCAACTCCTTACATCTGTTTCAGGAGGCTCTTCCCGTAGTTCATCCGCAGATCGTAGTCCATGCGGATCTTGTACATGTCCATGATCCACCCGGGCTGCAGCCTTCGGGCTTCCTTCATAGAGATCCCGGCGATCAGCGCGTAGGCGTAGAACTCCCGCGCCCGCGTCGCCCGCCGGCTCATCCGTTTTTTGCGTTGTACTCCTCGTCAAGCGGGTTTTTCTTCTTGTCGCTGGCCTCCCCGCCGTCCGATGTCTCGCTCCGCATGCCTTCCGTCATCGCTGCCCGGATGGCCACGGAGATCTCCTTCAGTTTCGCCATCGACTCGTGGCGCGTGATCTCGTCGCCGGTGATATCCTCCGGCAGTCCGTCATAGTTCCTCTTGCAGTTCGCCAGGATCGCGAACAGCTTCCGCACGGTCTTCACCATGCTCCCGTCGTCCATTGCCATGAACGCCTGTCGGATGCCGCCGAATTCCTGCTCGATCTGTTCCAGGGCCCACAGGTCGAAACGCAGCCTGTACAGCTGCCCGTTGATCCTTACTTCCGGCTTCGGCTCTTCTGCCGCCTTCGCCTTGATCTCCTTTTCACTCATGATCTGATCTCCTTTTCACTGAAAAAGCGGGGAGAGGCCGCGCTGGCCCCTCCCTGCTGCTTTGTTACGTGGTGATGCCGGCCTGAGTCTTCAGCCAGGCGATGGCAGCGGTTTCCGTGGCCAGGGGCGAGTCGTTCGTGATCGCGAACACCATGGGCCCGCTGCTCGCCAGCTGGACGCCAACACCGGAACCGCTCACGCTCTGGTGCTGGTAGGCGATGGAATCCGTCGCCGTGCTCACGCTGATGGTATCAGCAGTAAACTTGCTCTTGTAGATCCAGTAGCAGATCCACTGGTCATCGTTGTCGGTCGGGTCTTCGTTCCAGATGTAGAAACCAACACCGATGAAGCCCGGTTCCTGGTCCGTGATGAGCAGGTCGTTGGTAGACGTCGCCCAGCCAAGCCAGTCCTTCCGGATGTCCGCCGGCAGATCCGCCAGCTCGAAGGCGGTGTCGATGCCGGTCATCTTCTTGCAGTGCGCGACCCGGATGCCGTCGGCATGATCCTGGCCTTCCGCGTACTGCGGGTTGATGTCAACCTTGACGGTCAGTTTTTCCTTGACCTTGCCGCCGCTGTAGACCACGGCAGAGCCGTCTCCGCCGGAAGCGTATTTGGCATAGGTCAGACCCTTACAAGTTTTGTACATAAGTCTTTCCTCCCATTAGTCGATAATGCCGTACTTCTGCAGCGAGATCCGCATCTGCTCGCTCATAACGGCCTGGACGCGCGGCTCCACCCGCTTACGCATGCCCTTCAAATACTGATCAGGTTTGCGCTTGTTCTGGACTCCGCGATAGTAATAGCCCTGGGAGATGATCACGTTCTTCATCTCGTTCTTAACTCCCCGGCTGTCGATTCCCTGGGTATAGACCTCAATAGAAGAGACATCCACATCCATGTGCACTTCGGTCGGCGCGACGCTTTCCAGCATGTCGCCGCTCAGCACGTGGTGGTTATCCCGGATCGCCTGCTGCATTTCTTTGGCGACGACCTTCGCGCCGGCCTCCAGCAGCTCCCGCGTCACATCGACGCGGAGGGCACCGGCCAGCTGATCCAGTTTCTTCTCAAACTCGAAACCGTAATACAGCTGCTTAGCCATTGCTGACCGCCTCCGGTGTGTAGATCACGGGCATCCGGATCCTCGTGTTCCATACCCAGCTAACTTTGTTAATGTCCTGCAGATATTCGCGCTGCGGCATCGTGTAGCCGATGTTCAGCCCGTCCAGCACGCTCTGCACTGCCTGGATCCAGTGGTGGCTCCCGCCGGCCACGTAGATCGTGATCCTGACCAGGAAGTTCTGCGCGATCTTCAGCCCGTCCGCGTAGTCGCCGGCGGCCTCGCTCGCCACTTCCACAACGCCATAATTCTGCGGCGCCTTCTCCACCCAGGCATCTTCGACAAAATCAATGCCTTCGATCGTGTTGAGCGCGTCCAGCAGCTCTGCAACCCGGTCAGCTGTCGTTGTCGTCGCCGTCCGTGTCTGTCTGCGTGCCATTGACGTCACTCCTCTCCACCGTCAGCTCGATGCTGCCGTCGTCCGCCTCATACGTGCGGATGATCCTGTACTTGGCCCCGTGATACTTCACGAGCCGCTCCCGGTTATAGTCCTCTGCCAACGCCAGGACGAATACATACTCAGGTTTGATGCCGACGTTCAGGGCGTTATAGAACTCCGACCGCGTCACGCTCTTGACCGTGCAGTAAACCATCCGCTCCTGGTCGGTCACGGTGTCGTGCACTCCATGCGTGCGCTGGTTTTCGGTGATCAGATAGATCACGTCTGGCCTGTTCATTCTTCATCACCCCACGTGGTGTATCCGTCCGCGTGCATCAGCTGGGCCTTCTGCTCGTCATAGGACTCCTTGAACCTCGCGGCCTTGGCTTCCGTGACCCAGTTCGCCCGGGAACCTGCGTAGGTGAACAGCGCACGCTTGACCAGCTCATCCGTCACCGTGCAGTTATCCGTGACCGTGTCGTCCGATACGCTGAACGATACGTCACCCTCAAACACGACGCCGGCGATCTTCAGATCGTTCGCGCCTGCCATCAGGAGGCTCGCGATTTCAGCGTCATACGCGTCAGCGCTCACCTGCAGGGCCAGTTTCGCTTCTTTCAGCATGGTGTTCCCCTCGCATTTCTGTCTCCATCCGTGCCCTGAAGGCCCGGAAGGTGTTCTGATTGATGATCGTGGATCCCTTATGGCCGATCTGGAGCTTAGGATCGCACCAGATCTTGATGCCGCAGTTCCTCGCCCGCACGCAGAAGCTCAGATCCTCGCCCAGCCCGGGGAGCGGGCTGAACGTCTGGTGGAATGTCTCCGCCACATCGCGGATCACGCCGATTTTCATCAGCACCGCGCCGAAACCGCAAGCAGCAATCTCGAAAAGCCCGTCCTCCGGGTAGTCGTCATACTGCTCCACCACCATGTTCTCCGGCAGCAGGCCCGTCGTGATCGTTTTCCAGATCACCGGCTTGAAAGGAGGCCGCCGGCCATGATAGACCGCCGTCACCATGTCACGCCCCTGGATGTCCTCCATCAGGCGCTCCATCAGATCAGGCTCAAAGATCACATCACTGTCCAGCCACAGCACATAGTCTGCGCCGGCCTCCAGTGCCATCTTGCACAGGCTTGTCCTGGCATGGTAGATCAGGCTGCATTCCGTAAACATGAACTGTACTTCACCCACGTAG